ACACATATCTCTAGATATATAAGTGTCTTCATTAAAAGGCCAACTGGCTGGTCTTATGAATCCTGCATTTTTATTTAAATACCATTCCTCAAAAGGTTTCCATCCTTTCAAAAGAATGAGTAATTCTTCAAGTCCATTTTTAAATCTGAGGCAAATAGCTAAACATCTGGCTAATGTAAAGTCGTCAAAATCTTTATAACCTCTTTTAATTATTTCCTGTTTATCATGAAACCATTTTTCTCTAAAAATCATGTGACTAATCATGTACATTCTAGATTGGAATGGCTCATTATTCTGATCCCAAAATGTGCCCAAAAAGAAAATTGGATCCTTTTTGGTTCTCGCTATATTTTCAAATTCAATTTTCAAACTAAAATAATGACAAATTCTTTTGAGCCTCCAAAAGAAGGTATCAGAATTATAAATTATTGAATCGTCTCCATAGATACTAAAATTTTCTAAAGGTTTATAAATAGTGTTTTCTACTTTAAACGGATCTAGTTCAATATCTGTCAGATTTTTGTATCCACTTATACCAAGAAATACTTCATTACAATCTTCATCTATTTGAGTTAAATGAGTGAAATAAAGTAGAGTAAGGCTTACAAAACTATCAAAAAGATTAGTGATTAATAAACCAGAAGAAATTCCAACTGTCATAAAGAATAAGAAACCTTTATAAATTAGAGGTGTAAATTTCACATACATTCTTAAATAATTATAAACTTTCTGTTCATGTTCAGATAAGTTCATAGTAGTTTCACAAATAGCAAAGAAAACATCGACCATAATAGGTTCAATTGATTGATCCAATTTAGAGTAATCTCCTGAAACTAAATAGTGATCATCAATCTTTGAATCTGGTAAACACTGTCTATGCTTTAAAATATGTCTAATTGAAATTTCACTTCTATTTTCACCACTAGGATAAATTGGATCAAGGAGTTTAGACTGATGATTTTTAACCCTTTCTATAATGTCTCGAAAATATCTTGCTTCTATAGCAACGATGCCAAATGGAACACAAAATACTTGTCTATGTTTAACGACAAAATCAAATATGGAATTAGATACTTCTTTAGCTTTGATTTGAAATCTATAATAAATTTTACAAGGATTATACATAACATCAAAATATTCCTTATCAATGCTAAAATTGTTGGAAAGTATAATTCTAGGATTTGGATTTTCATAAACCTTTTCAACCCATTTTCG